CGACCCTGAAGGGCCTCTTCGTACAGCAGGCCGCAGATCACCTCGCCCTTGCGGTCCCGCTCGGCATCATGTTTCGCGCCGACCTCCTGGCGGACGAGGCGTTCGTTCATCGGGTTGATCTCGACCCATTGGCCAGCGACCTTGTCGATCAGCTTTGCAGGCAGCGCCGGACCGTTGCGCAGCTCGATCTCCAGCTTTCGTTGCGAGCACTCCTCGTCGGGGCGATGCAGGATCAGGCCGGAGGTATAGAACCCGCGTAGCGCGCTGGCGCCGGAGAGCGCGAGGAACGGATCGTCCTTTACCTGCTGCTTGCTGAGCTTCTTGGTGTGATGGATCAGGATCACCCCGCAATCGGGGTCGATATGGTCGCGCAAAACCTCGACCCGTTCCTTGAGGAAGAACATCATGGCGGTGTTGTCGTTTTCGCCGCCGCCATCGGGCCCGCCGTCAAACAGGTTCCGGATCGGGTCGATGCAGATGATGTCCACTGGCGCATCCGGGAAGGCCGTCTGCACGGCGCGGGCAACCCGAACGCTTCCCTCGTTGTCGAGCAGCATCTTGAGTTTCGGCGTGGCGACGAAGGTGTCGCGCGCAGCGGCCAGCACCTCTGGCGGCAGGGCGATCTGCTTCAGCCGCTCGCGCAGATAGTGATACTGGATCTCGGCCTGCAGATAGAAGACCCGCAGCGGCCGCGGCGGGGCGAAGCCTAGGAACGGCACACCAGCGGCCATGTGCACGAGCCAGGAGATCAGCAGGTCGCTTTTGCCGACCTTGGGCGCGCCACCCAACACCAGCAGCCCGCCAGGCGTCAGCACCCGTGGCGCAATGATGTCCTCGGGCATCGGGCTCTGGTCGTCCAGCAGCGCGCCCAGCGTGAAGGCGGGCATCTCCTCCGGCCCGGGTGCGCCGGAATCCAATCGGATCAGGGGCGGTCCGTATTTTTCGACATGCCGCTCCCAGAGCCGCTCGGACTCGCGCTTGAGCCGCTCGACCGGCCATTGCGGCCGCAACATCGCGGCGTTGTAGCCGCAGATGCCTTCCCAGCCTTCGTCTTTTGTCATCCGGCCCTCGTGGACCATCCGGATGAAATGCCCGATCGCGGCAGACGCGCCCTCGAAGCGGGACCAGTCATCCTGCGCCCCCTCACGCACCGGCGTGACCAGCACATCGTCCATGGCGGGTTTGTCGGGATGGCTGAACTCGGGCTGCAGGGACACGCCCGGGGCGGGCGGCATGTCGGTGACGGCCTCGATGAACTCGGCCAGGTCACGCTCGCGGTCGGCGTCCAGCTCGACAATCCGCACCTGCGTTTTCAGGCTGTTCTTGTAATAGACAGAACCCGCCACCCGGATCGGCTGGTGGGCGGAGCGGAAATGCATGTCGCCGCCGACTTTCGCGGCAATGTCGCCGCGCAGACGGCAGACACGACGAATGTCATCGCCCTCGGCGGGCTCGGACAGCATCCACCAGATGTGGGCTTTGCGCTGCCCCTCAGGTGTCACACCACCGCTTTCCACCACCATGGTCGGTGCGCCGAGATGGCGCTCCAGATGGGCGCGCTTGGCGGCGATGTCACCGGTGTCGAGATCGACCACGACGGTCTGCATCTGCAGGATTTCCGCGGCCTTGGCCTGACCGGGCACGGCCACGGTTCCGGGGATCACGTAGACGGCTGCGCCCTCGCGCGAGGCCCATGTTGCGAAGGTTGCCATCTTGTCGGGGGCGGCCTGATCCGCCTCCAGCCAGATATTGTGCGGGCGGCCATCGATGCCTTGCCCCTTGTCGATGAAACTGCGGACCGGGATCAGCCCGTCGCAATAGCCGAAGACGACATGCATGAATTGCGCGATCTGCGCAGGATCAGGCTCGTCCCCGAAAGGGTCGCTCTGCGGGGCCGCGTCGTTGAAATCGCGCCACGGGTTGAAATGGACGATGTTTTCCGCAGGCGTTTCGGGATGCGCATCGGGCGCTGTGTCGCCGCGCATGGGTGTGTCCTGGTCGGGATCTGATCGGTCGGTGGGTTCGTCGGTCATGTGGCCAGCCTCCAGCACCGCTCGGCGTGGGCGCAGAACCGGCATTCGAAGAAATCGGCCGTGGTGGCGACGCGCGGCAGCAACTCCCCCGCATCGGTCGCCTGCAGGATCCGAACGGCGCGGTCGGACATGCGCTGCGCCAGATCCGCATCGAAGGGCACCAACTCGTGATGAAGCTCGGCCGTGTCCTTGTTGATGGCGGTGAACAGCGCCGGAGCTGCCGATATCCCCGGCACCGAGGGCTCCATGTAGGCCTGGTAGATCGCGATCTGGGCGGCATAGACGGGCTTGGAAACCGTCACCCCGTCCTTGACGCAGGCGCGCCAATTCTTCGCGTTCATCGTCTTGCATTCCCACAGCGCGGGCACGCGCATGCCGAGCGCCGCCGGGGCATCGGCGATGATCCCGTCGACATGGCCCCGGATGCGACCGCCCGCGACGGAGAAGCCGAACTGGCCGCCATCGCGTTTTTGGGTCACCAGATCGATCCCGGCCGCGCGCAGCCAGCGGATCGCCAGATCCTCGAGCTGGTGGCCGATGGCGAAGATCCGCAGCGTCTGCCCGCCGAAATCCGCACCCTCATCCTTGGGCGCACCGGCAAACTCGAACTGCAGCGCACGTTCGCAGGCATGTCCAAGCCGGGAGGCGCCGAGATAGGTCCGACGCGGTGTGGCTTCCCGTTCGGCGATGAGGGCTGCATCGACCAGCGCGTTGATCCGCTCGGCGGTGGAGGGGCGTGGGTTGAAATCCAGCATCAGAAGGGGATCTCCGGTGTCTGGGCCCGCGCGATGTCGGCCATGGCCTCGCGGAACCCCTCGACGGCTTCCTCGATCAGGGCGCGCACCTGCGCCTCGGTCAGTTCGGCGAAGGCGGTCTGCCAGCCGATCTCGTCCATCAGCAGGGCGATGTGTTTCATGGTGGCGGTGACAGCGAGGTGCTCCTCTTCAGTCATTCCCTGCATGGTCAGTCCTTTCTTCTGGCGGGCCGCGAACCATGCCTGACAGGGCATCGAGCAAAACCAGCGGTGTTCGCGTGGGCGGCGTGTGTTGGGATTGAAGAAGCCGAAACCTTGCGCCGGGCGCAGGCAAACGGCGCATGCAACAAAACGCGGATGCCAGTACCGAAGACGCTCCGGGCAATCCGCAGCCGGTTTGGGCGGGGATGGGATTTGCGCGACATGGTTCACGCCGCCATCCGTTCTGTTCCGGCCGCCGCATCAACAGCCGCGCGGATCGCCCGTTTGTTGAACCCGAAGGTCATCAGCGCCGAGGCGTGGTAGCGCGTCAGGCCAAAATCGTGGCGGCATTCGGGAGGCAGGTATTTCAGCTGCTTGTCCGTCGGTGGCTGGCGCAGCCATCCTCGCGTCTTGAAGGCGCTTTCATCGCTCTCGTGGGTGTTGAGCCAGTCGTCGGCCTGCGCAAGGCAGACGGTGCGTTCACCAATGCTGAGCAAGCGTGGCCGCATACCCTTCGCCCCGCCGATCGCATACCAGATCCCGTCCCACCAGAAGATGCCACCCCAGGCTTTGAAGCCCGTGGCCATCAGCGCATCCTCCGTCCCGAACAGATCGACCCATGCGAAGCTGGAGCGTTTCAGCAGGTCGATCTCGGTCATGACAAAGCCCGAGAGCGGCACTGCGTCCGCGCCGGTTTCGCCCTCCTCCTGCAGCAATACCTCGCCGCAGAGCGGGCATTCCGTGGCGGCGAGCGGGATCTCTGCCGCGCAGGCCGGGCAAGTTTTCATCGGGGCTTCACCGGTGCCGATCTTGCCATCCAGATCGACATCCTGTTCCAGCGTGCCGTGGATCAGGCTCGACGTCCCGAAATCCAGCACGATGCAGTCCGTCTTGACGATGCCGGGGTGTTCCTCCGGATCGACCGTGCGCAGCCCGCGCCCGACCATCTGGATCATCGTGGATTTGTTGGAACTGGGCCGCAGCAGCACGACGCAGGACGTCGGCGGATGATCCCAACCCTCAGTGAGTACGGCGACATTGACGACCACGCGGGTCTTGCCTGATGCGTAATCAGCCAGGATGGCCTTGCGGGTCTCGGGCGCCAGATCGCCGTGGATCAGCGCGGCGGAAATACCAGCCGCCTTGAATGCTTCGGTGACATGCTCGGCGTGGGCGACGGTGGAGCAGAACACGACGGTCTGACGATCCCCGGCCTTCTCACGCCAATGGCGGATCACCTCGTCCGTGACAGGCGCGCGGTCCATGATGTCCGCCACCTCGGTCATGTAGAAATCCGCGCTGGTTTTTCGGACCGACCTCAATTCCTCCTGCACGCCGACATCGATGACGAAGGTGCGCGGCGGCACGAGGTGACCCGAGGCGATCAGCTCGCCCAGACGCACCTGGTCGGCGACATTGTCAAAAACCTCACGCAGCCCCTTGCGGTCGCCCCGGGTCGGCGTTGCCGTCACCCCGAACACCCGGGCGTCGGGATTGGCGTCCCGCACTTGGTCGATGATCCGGCGGTAGCTGTCCGCCACGGCGTGATGCGCCTCGTCGATCACCAGCAGATCAAGGCGCGGCATGTCGGCCAGGTTCGGCGCCCGCGCCAGCGTTGGCACCATGGCGAAGGTGACATCGCCGCTCCAGGATTTCTCGGTCGCGTCGATCACAGATGTCGACACCTCCGGCACCACACGCTGGAACTTGGCGCGGTTCTGCGCCGTGAGCTCATCACGATGCGCCAGCACACAGGCCTTGGCGCCGTCACCGATCATCTTGCCGGTGACCGCCGAGAGCATGATGGTTTTGCCCGAGCCGGTGGGTGCCACGCCCAGCGTGTTGCCGCGGGAGGCGAGCGCAGCAACACTGCGCTCGACAAAGGTTTTCTGGCGGGGGCGCAAGCGCATGACCGATCCCCCCCTTACTGCGCCCAGCTCGGCCGCCCGGGGGCACCGGGGTTGGCTGCTGGCGGATTGGACGAAGGCGCTACGGTTGCAGTTTGCTGTGGGGCGTTCGCGGGTCCAGCGTTACCGCTGAACTGCAGGGGCGCCGTTCCTATGACCTGCGCATAGTCGCGATGGTCCGGCGTGACCGCGCTGCGGATCTCGTTCTTGTCGTCACCGCTGGCATCGGTGCCGATGTCGATACGGGCGATGAACTCGATCCCGTCGAGATCGGCAAAGCCGCTGATCCGCCGCGCGGCCTGCGCCTCGGCCGACATGTCCTTGTCGGAAATCCCGCGTGCCGAGTTCAGCATGCCGCGCACGAGGCTGCGGCCCATATTGGTCCAGTCCGGCCCTTTAGGACTGAAGAGCCCGATTAGCGTGAATATCTTGCGCCGGGCATACGGACCTTCGGTCACGGTGAACTCGCCGTTGAGATAGACAGCACCGGTCGAGCCGCGCGTGGCATAGCCGCCGGTCCAGCCCTGCGAGGCATCGTCGAATCCGCCAGGGCGGATGGTCAGGCGCACCTTGGCCAGCGTGCCCTTGGGGATGAGATTGCTGTTGCTCTGCGCGTCGTTGAAATCGTTCCAGGAACCCATGGGGAACCTCCTTTTCTATGATCAGGATTGCGGTTGGGATTGGTCGGCACCGGCCGGGTCGGCAGGCGGCGGGGCGTAGGTCAGGCGATCTGTCACGGGGGCGGCGGGCGTCCGGATCTTCGCCATCAGGCGGCCGAGATGGGGTTCTTCGACTTGGGACAAGCGACCGGAGCGATCCTTAGCCGGAAAGCCCCAGGGGTTGATCGTCTGGCAGACGAAGGCCCGGTACGGATCGCCGCCATCGGCCTTCAGCTCCGCCATGGTGATCACCTCATCGACGATCCCCGGCAGCTCCAACCCAGTCTTTGAGCCGTCGATCTGCGGTTGGAACACCTTTCGATTGAAGTCATCGAGCTTCTCGTCGAGGATCCCGACGAACCAGACATTCTTGGCCCGCGTGTGCTGCAGATGCGTGAGCCAGCCGATCATCTCACGGCCATGCAGCCCGTAAGCGCCACGCACATCCGGCTTGCCGGTTTTCTCCGACAGCGCTTCGGGCTGGCCCTTGCACCAGCCGAAACACAGCCGCCCGGCAACTGTGATCGAGTCGACAAAGATGGTGTCGTAGCGATCAAGTGCTGCCGGATCGCCAAAGCGGTCGCAGACGGCGGCATAATGCGCCGGGCTGTAAGGCTGCTCATCGCGTAATGCCGGGTTCGGCCCGCCAATGAACACCGCGAAATCCCGGCATTCCGTCCAGGTGCGCGGCCGGATGCTGTCACCGGCCCAGCCCTCGATGGCGAGGTCGCCTGCTTCGAGATCCATGAACAGCGTGCGCTTCGGATCGAGGGTCCAGAGCAGCGAGGTTTTCCCGATGCCGGATTTGCCGAAGATGCAGCCCTTGATGCCGCGCGGCTCGGCCAGTCGCTGGTCTGCGCTGATGATGGGGAGGCTCATTGGTCGGCCCCCTGCGCGAGGATCTCGACCTTCAGCGTACCGGGCCGCACCGTGCGCGCGGGCTCGAAGCCCTGACGGATCGCCTCGGGCCAGGCTGCGTATTTGCGCTCCGGCACCTTATAGGCCAGGTCAACATATTCGGCCGGATCGTCCCCTGAATCGCGGATCCGCGCGACCATGTCGGCCAGTTTGTCCTGATCCCAGTCCACCCGCTTTGACAGATCGGCGACCACGGTGAAATCGCCGTCATCAAACCGAACGGTGCCGGTATCCTTGGCCAGCAACTGCCGTTCCTCGGCGGCGCAGGTTGCGTAGCGGACAGCCAGTCCAGCATCGAAGCGGGTCTTGGCGGCCTTGTCGCGCTTAAGACGCTCGTCAATCTCGCGCTGCAGGATCGCCAGCAACTCGACCGGCAGCGCGGCAATCTCGGCGGCGCTGAGCAATGGTAGATCGTCCGGCGTGGGCGTGTTTTCGGGGAAAGGCATATAAGGGTCTCCGTGATCGGTGAATAGGGATTGGAAGGCGGGCATCACGCAGCCTCCTGTTCCGCGAGCAGCAGCTGGGACAGCGAGACGGCAGCAGCTTTGGGCTTGGGCCGGGCGACGGCGATGTAGGCGAACTGATCCGGGCCCACGCGCTCCTGCACGAGATGTACGAGACCAAGTTCGGCGGCCCAGAAGGCCCGCGATCCAAGCCTGCTCAACTCGGTGCGCGCCGCATCCGACAGCCTTGAAAACACAGGGAAGATGTCGAGCACCAGAAAGCCGCGATGGTATTCCAGCCGGTCGCCGGGAACGGCTTGCGCCACCCAGGCGCAGAACTCGATCTCGGACAGCGGTCGGCCGGCGCGAACGGTGATAAAGGGTGTGGTTTCCATGAACATGTCTCCTCCTTTCCCCTCTACTCAGGCCGCCGCGACATCGTCCCAGCGGGGACCGAGGCCGCTTCGGCGCCCTTGATTGAGGCGTTGTGCAGGTCGTCCGGCTGGCCCGCATCGGCGTCGGCCTCGGCCTCGGCGTAGACCGCCACGAGTGGCGTCCCGTCCTGATGGGAACCGGCATTTTCGATGCGGTAGGCACGCTGGTTCTTCAGGATTTCCGGCAACTCCCAGCGGCGGTAGAGGCCGGGGATGCGCTTGAGGTCTGCGGACAAGAGGTCGGCTTTGCTGATCATGCTGGTCGACTTTCGGTTTGAGTGGGGCGCGCGGTGGCGTCTGAATGGGAAAAGCCACCGCACCGCAGGGATCGGGACATCCGGTCAGCGAAATTCTTGCAGGACGTCGCGCAGACGCCGGGTCGCCCGCTGATAGCGTTTGCGCGTCGCCGCTTCAGACAGCCCCAGTTCGGTCGCGACCTCGGATTGGGAGAACCCGTCGATTGCCACGCGGATCACCAGATCCGCATCCATGCCGATGATGCTGACGAGATCGTCGCGAAGCAGTGCGGGGCTGGCGTGGGCCGACGGCTCTTCAACGACAGTCGGAATGGCGTCGGGGTTGATCTCGCTGCGCAGGTTCTGGTGCCGGTCCTCGCGCTGACGTGTCCTGATCAGATCCCGCTCGATGTTCCGCAGGATGGTTGCCGCGATCCAGTTGACGCGCTGCAGATCCAGACCCCGAATGGCCTCGGACGCCCGTGCAAGGATTTCGGATGCAACCTCTTCGCCGGTGCCGATCCTGCGCCAGATCGATCTGCGCCGAACGGCATCCAGCCCCGGCCAGAGCGCCAGCAGCATCAGTGTCAGGGCACAATCGGAGGCCGCCTCGCCAGACTGTGCGGCCCCGACGAGTGCAACCAGCAACCGGTTTTTCTCATCCGGTGCGCGGCCGCCGACATGCAGCGTATCCAGCAATGCAGCCGGATCAGCGAAATGCGCGAGCGGCTCGCTGGTGCGCCGAAGCGCTTCGAAGTTCCTTTGGAAATTGAGAGTTGAAGAAGACAACATGAGGTGATCACGGATCTCGTGCCACGCGATGGACATTGGACGCCTGCCTTGCGGCCAGGCGTCCAGCGCCTTGTCGTGGCCAGGTCAGGACGTCGTGCGTCTCTGCGATTTCAGGGAAATGGTGAGATGCGCGCCTCAGCGCGCGGGTGATTGCGCCTGGTTCAGCGTGCCGCAGCGGCGGCAGGTGGCCTGAACCGGAAAGCCCACGAAATACTCGTGCCCTCGCGCAAAACGCAGGTGCATCCGGCCGTCCCGGCAGACGCCGAGCAGCTTGTCACAGCGCGTGCAGCGCCATTCCGGACTCAAAGGATTGGGTTTTGTTTTTGCGCCACCGGTCCAGTCCATCTGGGCTGGCTGGCGGGACGTGTCGGGAGTCGGCATGGAATGCTCCTCTGATGAGTGAGCCTTTCCAATAATCAGCGGTTTGTTAGACCGTCTCGCACGACATGTTAGACCGGCGTTAGACGGGGGCTTCTATCGGCGTATCAACGACCAAGCGCCAGTAGCCACGTTTGGCACCTTTGCTGATGTAATTGTTCAGTATGCTCTCCCACGCTGCCTTCCGGAAAGCTTGCTGGGGGCTTCGTGAACCCAACCCATCCATCAGCTCCTTGACCTGCTTATCGGGGCTGCCAGCCTTGTTCGCGGCCACGAGACGTTCGAAAATCGTGATCTGATCGGCGCCAACGAGAGCCAGTGCATCCTTGCCCGGCACGTGCAGCGTCGCCGATTGTTTGCCGGACCGAAGCACTTGCGGTGTCGCACCGCCGCGCGCGAGTGAGAAGTTGTTGCGGAACGCGAGCTCCAGACCATCACGCGCGAGCACGATCTCCGCTTCCTCCGGCGACAGATTTGACAATAGGGGCACTACTACATTCGGCCCGAGGTGTGACGGCATCTCTGTACTTGCAGCCAGCACGATCCCGACACCGGCCTGGTTTCGCGCCCGCAGGGCCAGATCCAACCTTTCCAGAGTCTTCAGGTCGTAGAGACGCCGCCCGAAATACACGGGCACCTCGGCCCCACCGATCTGCATTGCGCCAAGAAGAGTCAGATCAGGATCGAGGATTTGCGATGCACGCTTGGTCAACAACGGCTTGATCAGCAATACGACCGTCTCGTGCAGCCATTGTCGGTTAATCTCATACATTTCCAGATCGGACGCTGGCCGCTCGCCTCCGTCCTCCCCGAACGCGCCCTCGGTCCGGACCATCCCTTCTCTTGCAGATGGCTTGATCACAGCTTCGCCGCCCACATCATCGTCATCGATCAGCACGACATCCTGTCGGCCGCGACGCTCCAGCAGGCCGCCTTGGATAAGGCGATCAGGGTCCAGACCCAGTTCGCGCAGGTATGCCCCGCTGACCTCGTCCTCGGTTCGGTCGTGGAGATCGATCAGCTGCGGGAACATCGCCCGCAGATCATTCGGGTCGATCTGCTGAAAGGCGCTCAGAATTCCCCACGCATCGAGCAGTGCAAACCCGAGGTTGCGTTCTTCAGGATCCTTGTTGCTTTGGAGATTGCAGCTCTTTGTGCCAGAGATCGTGATGTTGAGTGTGCGCTCTTTTTCATCGCCGACCCGGTTGTAGGAGATGGCGATCCCAATTCGGCTGAAACCGTCCGCGCGGCGGAAGATATTGTTGGGCCTCAAATAGCGATCGGCCACATCCACTATGTCGTCGTCGACCGCGACCTTGAGCAGCAGCTTTCGGCTCCATGTGCCAAGCCGGACTTCCGCCTCGAGCACGCGGGCAAATTTGATCTCGTAGCCATCGATTCTGGGGACATCCAGCCGCAGCGATGAGCGGAAACGCGAGAGGTTGTAGCGCTTCCAGGTCAACGGCTTCTGAGAAACGTCATGGCCAAGTGCGATCTCGGCAA